TGCTGGGTCGGGACCACGCGCGGGTGATCGTCCGGGATAAGACGGTGGCGGTGGAAGGGTGCGCACCGGCGCCCGAAGTTGACGCCATGCCGCCGTAGGGCGTATGGTAACGCCGACTTCAGGGGAAGGGCGCGCGCACCGGGAACGGGCCGCCCTCGATCCGGCGGGAATCGTCGGGTCGGAGCGGCTTCGTCATTTCCGGGGGACCGAGGGGGGAGGGCAGACCGATCGCCTCGACGCGCGCGCGCACCGCCGCATCGACCCGCGCGCCGACCACGCGGGATGGCGCACCGCCGGCGCGGCTGCTCGATGGGCTCACCACGCGCGAGGCGGACTTCGTCCGCCACTACGTCGCGGGGCAGCCCGGAGTCCGGGGGAACGGGACGGAGGCCGCGATCGCGGCGGGCTACGCCAGCGGGGGTGCCCGCAAGGTCGGGGCCTCGGTCCAAGCCCACCGACTGCTCAGTCGGGCTAAGATTCAGGCCGCCCTCTTCGCCTACTTCACGCGGGCCGGCATCACCGCCGAGCGGGTCCTCCAGGAGTACGCTGCCGTCGCCTTCTTCGACGTCCGGAAGGTCCTCTCGTGGGATGCGAGCGGGCAGGTGAGGTTCACGCCGTCGGCCGAGCTGACGGCGGAGGACGCGGCGGCCATCGCCGCGGTCAGCGAGACCGAGATCCCCTCGAAGCTGGGCGATCCGATCTTGAAACGTGCGATGAAGTTCCACGACAAGGTCAGTGCGCTGCGAGATCTCGCGAAGCACCTGGGCATCCTCACCGAGCGCCACGAGCACAGCGGCCCGGGCGGCGGGCCCATCCCGCTCATGGCCCTGGAGGATGCGATGCTCTCGGGCGCCGGAGCGCGCGCCGGTCGAACGGCGAAGCCCGCGTGAGCGCCACGGCGACGGTGCGGCGGTCGACCCGGAGCCCGGCCACGGAGCCGGGGCGAGCGCTGCTCGACGCCCTGGCCTTCTACCAGCAAGATCCCGTCGCCTACGTCGAAGACATCATCCTCCGGCGGGTCTCCGACCGCCCCCGGTCGGAGACGATCGAGCCGCAGCAGGCGGACGTGCTCGAGCTGCTCCCGCAGCACGACCGGATCGCCGTGGCGGCCGCGAACGGCGTCGGGAAGGACACCGTCACCGCCTGGATCATCGAGTGGTACCTCGTCTGTCACCACAAGGCGCGGATCCCCGTCGTCTCGCCCACCGGGCGTCAGGTGAAGCGGACAATCTTCGCCGAGGTGGCCGCGTGGACGCCGCAGTCGTTGGCCGCCCCGAAGCTGGAGCTGCTCCTCACCAACGAGCTCCGCCACCGGAGCGCGCCCCAGGAGTGGTGGGCGCTCGGCTTCGCGCCGACCGTCCGGGAGGACGATCCCACGGGCGGCATCGAGGGCATCCACGCGGAGTCCCTGCTCTTCGTCATCACGGAGGCGAAGGCGGTGCCGCAGGGCGTCTGGGATGCGGCCCAGCGCATGTGCACGCGACCGGGGAACAAGCTCTTCGCCCAAAGCGTGCCCGGTCCCGAGGCGGGCGACTTTTTCAAGTGCTTCACGATCAAGGCGCGGACCTGGAAGACGATCACCTTTCCTGCCGCCCGGTGGAACGACCCGGCGAAGCGGTACGAGTCGACGACCCGGCTCGTCAGCCAGGCCTCGATCGACGAGAAGCGCGCGGACGGCGAGGACGCCCCGAACTTCCAGGCCGGCGTCCTCGCGCGATTCCTCCGCCAGGGTTCGGAGCACCTCATCCCGCTGGCCGACGTGATCGCGGCGGAATCCGCCGCGCGGCACGCGGCGCTGTCGGACACGGCCCCCGTCGAGATGGGGCTCGACGTTGCCCGGTATGGGGACGACAGCTCGGTCGCCGCCACGCGCCATGGGGATCGCGTCCTTCCGCTGGAGACGATCAGCGACCTGGACACGATGACGCTGACCGGCTGGACCCTCGAGCGGGTGCGCGCCCGCCGGCCGACGGTCCTCCGCGTGGACGCCATCGGGATCGGCGCCGGCGTCTACGATCGGCTTCGCGAGCTCCAGGCCGAGCGGACGGTCAACGACGCGGGCCAGGAGCGCCCGAAGTACCCCGAGCTCGACGGCGTGCGGCTCGTCGGTGTCAACGTCGCCGAGAAGCCGAGCGACGACACGCGCTGGGTGAATCTCCGAGACGAGCTCTGGGACCTCCTCCGGGCCCGGCTCCAGGCCGGCCGCCTCGCGTTGCCGGAGGAGCCCACGCTGCGCGAGGAGCTCGTGACCGTGAAGTACGCCTTCACCAGCGCCGGCCAGAAAAAGATCGAGCCGAAAGCGAACCACAAGGCGCGCCTCGGCCGCTCGCCGGACAAGGCCGATGCCGTCTGCCTGGCCTTCGGGGGGAGCCAGGTGGCAGCGGTCTCCGAGCGCGTCGACCCGACGACCGATACCTACCACGCGCGGCCGGCCGCGCCCTCGGTGTGGGGCCGGCGGCGGTGAAAGGACCCGCATGAAGGCGACGACCCCAGACGACGGCCACGGCCTCCGGCTGGAGGCGGACACGCCGGAGGAGGCGGCGCTCCTGGCCCATGCGGGCCGGCTGGCCTACCTCCACGGCCTCGCCTATGGGCACGCGCAGCGGGGCTGGCTGGAGCTGCGCCCCGGCCGCGCGGCGCGATCCCGGCACGCGCTCACGGTCGTGGCCCTCGAGCTCGCCCGGGCGATCGGGCGGCAGGGCCCGGACTGGTGCGTGGCCGTGGGGCTCACGGCGCTCAGCTGGTGGGTGCTGGGGCTCGCCTCGGGCCTCACGGGGCGGGTGGTGATGGGGCTCGCACTCCTGGCCTTCACGGCGGCCGGGGGGCTGATCTTCCTGGCCTCGCTACGGGGGATCCGGCCCCAGGCCACGACGAAGCGATGGGCGCGCTGGGCGTACTACTACGGGGCGGCGTGCCTGGTGGTCGGCGCCACCGCCGCCTTCGGGGCGAGCGTGCTGTGGTTGGCCCTCGTGTTCGGCGCGCTGGCTCAGCGGGTGACGCCGTGAGGCCCCTCGCCTACCAGCCGCCGCCCCGGGAGCCGATGCCCCGCACGACGATCACGGTCCGCTTCACCGGCGGCCTGATCGAGGCCGCGGCGCGGCTGGCTGACGCGGCGGCGCTCGACTTCGCCCGCTCCGGGACCGCCCAGTACCCGGCCGCCTCAGTGGCCCGGCGCCTGCGCGCGCTTGCCGGAGCGATACGGACCCTCGACGTCTCGGCCCCGTCTGGCCCGTCCGGCTCTTCGGGGGATAGCGGCTCGGGTCGCGTCGAGCCCGGGGCCGGGATTGACGAGTGGCAACACACCTTCGACTGCGACGCCATGCAGGGGCCTGGGCTCGACGGGACGCACCCGCCCTGTTCCTGCGGGGCCCCGGAGGGGAGGTCCGACCGATGAAGGGGCTGCTCGACGCACTGGCCGCGGCTGCGGGCTACACGGGGCTCCGGGAGTCGGTCAACCTCTATCCCGGCTCGGCGCAAATCGACTCTGATGAGCACTTGTATCGGTCCCTCACGGCCGGGACCCGGGACCTCTCGCCCGACCAGTACGAGCGGGTGCAGAAGGCGGCGGTCCGCCAGTTCGTGGCGAATCCGTTCACGCGCCGGACGGTCGAGCTGCCGCGGGACTTCTTCACCGCGGAAGGCGTGGAGCCGGAGTGCCCCGAGGACCCGCCGGAGCTGCGCGCCTGGCTCGATCGCTTCTGGGACGACCCGGTGAACCGCATGGACCACTTCGTCGAGGTGATGCCGCTCGAGTACGAGCTCCTCGGCGAAGTCGTGGTGCCCCTCTTCGTGGGCCCCGACGGCTTCGTGCGGATCACGATGGCGGACCCGCTCACCGTGAGCCGGACCATCGCGGACCCGGGCAACGGCCGCGTGATCATCGGCGTCGAGTTCAAGGCGCCGTCGGGGCACGAGCAGGAGCCGCTGGTCTTCCCGGTCGTGCTGGGCGTGGGCGCTGACGACGCCACGATCCTCTCGGCGGAGGCGCTGGCGAAACGGGCAACGTGGACGACGCGCCTGGCCGGCCGCTACGGGCCGAACGGGCTCAGCTCGGCGTTCTACTTCGGGGCGAACATGATCGCCGGCGTCACCCGCGGGCTCTCGACGGTCAGCGCGTCCCTCGACCACCTGGACCAGCTCGACCGGAATCAGTTCGACATGCTGGAGCGCCCCGGCTTGATGAACGCCTTCATCTGGCACGTCGTGCTCCAGGGCGCGCAGAGGCCCGAGATCGACCAGTGGCGGAAGGATCACCCGACACCGCCGCGGCCGGGCACGGTCAACGTCACCAACGAGAAGGAGACCTGGACGCCGGTGACGCCTGACCTGAAGGCGACCGACCTCTCGACCGGCTTCCAGACGGGCAAGAACTACATCGTCGGCAACCTCGGGTACGCGCCCGGCTGGTTCGGCGAGATGGAGCAAACAAGGGCGAGTGCCGCCGAGGCGACCGATCCCGCGCTCCGCACGGTCTCCGCCCGGCAGAAGCGCATCCGGACCATCCTCACCGCGATCCTCCGCTACGTCGTCTGGTCCGCGGTGCAGGCCCAGAAGCTCCCGGCGACGGCGAAGGATAAGAAGGGCCGCGAGGTGTCGATCTGGTCGCTGGTCGGCGTGCGGATGCCGGAGATCGCCCCGAAGGACGTCGCCCAGGGGGCGACCGCGCTCGCCCAGGTCACCGCGGCCGCGCAGGGCGCCGTCGAGGCCCGCCTCATGTCGCGCGGCACGGCCATTCGCCTCATCACCGCCGCCGCCCACCAGCTCGGCGTCGACGTGGACCCATCGGACGAGGAGGCCGCCGTCGAGCGGCAAGCGGAGGAGGCCGACGCCGCGGCCTACGAGCAGGCCGCCGAGGATCGGGCCGCGCGCCTGGCCGCGGACGCCGTGGCGCGGGCGGCCAAGCCGGCCCTCATGGAATCCGTGCCGCCGCCGGCGGCGCCCGCCGTGACGGTGCACGCGCCGGTCAGCGTCCACGTGGCGCCGGCCCCGCCCGCGCCGGCGGCCGCGGCGCCGATCCATGTGGAGACGCCGGTGACGGTCCACGTCCCGCCGACCGTGGTGGAGAACCGCGTCGACGTCCCCGCGCCGAAGGTCGAGGTGCCCGTGACCGTCGAGGGGTCGCACGTCACGGTCCAGGCCCCGCCGCCCGCGCAGATCCACGTCGACGCCCCGGTGCGGATCGAGGAGGGCGCGGTCCGGGTCAGCGTCGAAGCCCCGCCGGCCGGCCCGACGACGACGATCGTGCAGAAGACCGCCACGCTGGACGACAAGGGCCGGACCATCGCCACGACCGAGCGGCACGAGACCAAACCCACGGAGTAGCAAATGTCAGGCGACAGGCCAGGTCCGCCGCTGAAGGATAGGTCCGGAGAGGGACTCGGGACGCGCCGTTGCTCTTCCTGTGACATGAGCCTTCCTCTATCGGCCTATGGCGCCGACCGCTCGATCGTCGACGGGCTGAGCGTCCGCTGTCGAGAGTGTAAGAACTCGGGTCAGCGACGATGCAATCAAGAGAAACCGGAGCAGGCCCGGAAGCGTCGTCGCCGGGGTAACCGATCGCTGCGCGCGAGGGTCTTCGCCCAGTACGGTCAGAAGTGCGTGTGCTGCGGTGAAGGTACGCCGGAGTTCCTCTGCCTGGATCATCTCAACGGCGGCGGGACGAAGCATCGGCGCGAAGTCGGAGGCGGCACGACCTTCTATCGCTGGCTGATCCGCGAGAGCTTCCCGGAAGGCTATCGGGTGCTCTGCTACAACTGCAATGCCGCATCGGCCTACTACGGCCGGTGTCCCCATGAGGCGCGACATGGCTAATGCACTGTATGATCGCGGTCGCCAGAAGTTCCTCGAGGGCGGGATCGCCTGGCTCACGGACACGATCAAGGTCGTCCTCGTCGACGGGGCAGACTACACCCCGAACCTCGCGACCCATGAGTTCCTCTCGGACATTCCGGCCGCTGCCCGAGTCGGGACGCCGCAGACGCTGACCGGGAAAAGCTCGACGAACGGCGTGGCCGACGCCGCCGACCCGACATTCCCGACCGTCAACGGCGATCAGGCGGAATACATCGTCGGATGGAAGGACACTGGCGTCGAGGCGACATCGCCGCTCATGTTCCTGATCGACACGGCGACCGGGCTGCCGGTCACCCCTGGCGGCGGCGACATTATCGTCGCCTGGGACAACGGCGCGAACCGGATCTTCAAGCTCTGATGCCGCCCACCGGCACTGCCGTCCTCGACTTCGGCGCGACGCCCACCGACCAGGCCTCGGTCGCCATCACCAGCCAGACCGGGATCGTCGCCGGCTCCCACGTCGAGGCCTGGTTCATGCGGGAGACCACCGCGGGCAACGGCGTG